ATCGTGCCATCGGGCATCTTCCAGCCTTGCGCGGTCCATTTGGCCTTCATATCTGTTTCTTTGGTCGTGCCGTCGGACATATTGTAGACGATTGTGCCGTCGGCCAAAACATCCCGGGACGACAGATGGGGGGCCTTGCCGACGATATCTTTGAGCGATAGACCGTCCTCGTCTTGGCCCATCATGCCCAAATAGGCGCGAATCGTAGAATCACTCGGCCCACCTTCCTGACCCAGCATTTCAGTGGCTTCAAGAACGGCTGGATTGCGACTAGCGTTATATTCATCCTCAGCCGCATCCGCTTGCTTGCCCCCATAAATGCTACCAATTCCACCAATCAGCTTATCGGCCATGCCCTGATAGTTAGGAATATAGGAACCAATGGGGTCAAAAGCTGCTCGGCTTGTGCCGGTCAATCCACGAGTTACGGGGGCTGTCATGCCGCCAAGCTCTATTTCCTTGTCCCGCATGGCTTCATAACCCGTTTGCTGCCCTCGCAGCCTTTTGGCACGGCGAGAACGCCTCTGGACGTCTGACAGACTATCCAGAATCTTTTGCATCATCGCCGGGTCCATTTGGGTCGTCGCCATTTCGCTCTCCTAACGCGGGCCAACAAAGCTGACCGGTTCAGGGATTGTTCCTGTGGTCTGTCCTGCCTTCATCGCCCGCTGTTGCTGCCAAGCACCCACTAGCTGTCCTACCGCTTCCGCCAACTGTTGTTGCTGTGTCTGCGGGCCGGACTTCCCTGATGCTTGATAATCGGCAAAACCGCGCAGCGCCTTTGCCATCCGTTCCCGCTGCTGCTGATAGATGGAAGGTACGGGCTGCTGCTCCTGCATCATGGGCTGTTGCTGCGGCATAGTAGGCTGTTGCATGGTAGGCTGTTGCTGCGGCATGTACATGTCCGTATCCTCTATGCTTCCCCGCCGCCACCGGGCGGCCGAGGCTTGATTACTGGCTTGATTACCTGTGGCGGTAGCGGTCCCGGCGTCGGCGGCGGTTGCGGCGTCGGCGGTTGCAGGGGCCTATTAGACGGAATCAAGAAGCCCATACCTTGATTTGGTACATTCGCGAACATTGGATTCCCCGGTAGAGTAGCCGGAGGTGTCCAATGATTAAGCATACCAAAATTAGGCGGGACAATAGGGTGAGTCGCATTCAAATCTCTACCTACATTCACCCCCTGAGGTATAGGCTTATTGCTAGCGAGTTGAAAACCAGTAGCCGCTGTAGGCTTAAACATACCACCCACATCAGGCTGCCGATTACCGGGTAACAGAAAGTCCAGGCTCATACGGCGCAAAGCACCTGCGCGAGACTGTTGCTGAGCAGCCGCATAATCTTTACGTCGCTGCTCTAGGTCAGGGCCTTCTGACTGATCGCGAATAGTTCCTACTGGGCCGGTGTATTTCATGGCGGCATTCCTTTAATATCTAGGCCGCATGCGTGGAGGAACCATACCGGGATTTATGGGTGCTGGACCCGGTACTGGACCCGGTGCTGGACCCGGACCCGGCATTTGCGGCGGCGGCATCGAACCCGGACCCGGCATTTGCGGCGGCGGCATTGGGCCCGGACCCGGCATCGGACCCCTCAAATGCGGGGGAACTTGCGAAGGGCCCGGCATCCCTTCTCCGCCTGTCAATACCGGAGGCACCGTTGGGTCCAATGGAATACTTGAACCCGGCGGCAAGCCACCTGCACGCATATGGGGAGGAACAATTCCCGCTCCAACCGGAGCCGGATTGCGAAGGGCCCCCGCCCTTGCACGAGGGTCAATTGTCATGGCCATTTGCCTTCTCCTTCGCTAGGTGACGGAATGCGCCCAGCAGGAGGGCGGTAAATGCTTCATAGTCAACCATCAAATAGCCTTGATTCCCCGGCTTGACCAGATGCGGGAACTCCTTGGCCACTTCCTGTGCGATAAGGCCAGCGGCACGTTGCCCACTTGGCCATACGAACGAGTGCGGTTGAACCCGCAGCATCGCGTTGTACGCGTCCTCGTCCGGAATGACAGTGATGTGATTCTTGAGGTCAGCATCTGAATACAGGTACCCACCTGCTGCGCCGCCAACGGCAGCGCCTGCTTGCGGCTGGCCGAAATAAGTACCAACTGCGGCACCGGCAAGGGCTCCCCAGCCTGAACCCTGCGCCTGACGACGTGCAGCACGGTCAGTTGCCTGTTGAACCTGAGCAGCATACTGGCTCTGTGCAGCACCCATCATATCCGCACCCGGCGATCCTTGAGACGTGCCATAGCCTTGATAACTAGGCATGTATGCGCCCCACGAACCAGCCGTAAGGTCTTGCATATTGCCCATAGTTTGGTATGGCGTCATATATTCCTGCAGAGCTTGTGCGTTCCTTTGCTGTTGGCCCTGCATCTGAGTCTGATAATTAGCACGAGCTTCCGCACCACCAGCTAACATGCCTTCTAGCTGGGCCTTTGCTTGCACGTCACCCTGCGACGTTAGTAGGTTCTGATAGGCAGCATTATATGCTTGCGTGCCGGGAACAAGGCCCTGCAATCGGAGCTTTGTTTCCATTTGCTGCTTATCAATTTGCTGTTGAGGCGTAACACGAGCAAGGAGATTCTGGGTGAATAGCTTGGAGTACGCATCCCCAGTCTTCGAATCGTACGCCGTAGCGCCGGAAACAGTTTTAAATGGGTCGCGAGCATTCAGCTGCTGCAACTGGCCCATCTGTTGACCCTGCATTCCAATGGCCTTATCTTGAATGGCCTTGATACGCGGGTCTAAAGTTTCCTTTTGAATCCACCTTCCGCTTGTAGGATCAAAGGCCCAGTCAATACTGCCCAACATACCAATCTGGGTAGGCCGATTGGCAATCGTGTTCCGTTCGTTTGCCTGCTTATCTATGTCCGCCTGCTGTCGGGCTAAAGCCGCATAATCAGGAGGGGGAGTTGAACCGCCGCTGGGGCCCATGGCTATGTCCTCACCAAATCACGTCTCTTGCCATACGTAGGAGGAGGGGTATCCCCACTACGATAACGTTGCCAATGCTTGGCTGTTTCAGGGGTAAGTCTAAAGATCAACGTATCGCCGTCCCTGTAATGATCTGGAAGACGAGCAATCAATTCCCAACCGCCCGTTTCCGCTGCGCGAATTACATTGCGATTTGTTTCCCTCGCCATGCCAAACCCCTGCTTTACTCCCAACTGGTTAAAGGGGTAGTCATGAACCGCCCACCACCAGACGCGGGATGGCCTGCGACCCTTCGCAATCCAGATATGAAAATTAATGGAAACAACTGTATAATCATCATACGCGGCTGCCGCAATCGGTATTCCATCATCGAATTCAAAGATAACACGAGGATCAGGTTGGTGAGGCACGTAATCAGTTAATTCCGTATAAAGCGGAATAAGCTCATCATTCGTGCTAATCCAACGACTCATATCAAGCCTCCCGGTTCCCAGACCCACTGAATTGAAGCAACATTCAGGGGGGCGGAAGAGGACACTCGGAGTTGCCACGCCAAAGCATATCCTAGGACATTTGCAGACACCCATGGGCGATAGACCTGCTCCAGACCGGCCCAAGCAGTAGTGTCCCACAACGACAGGTCCCATCTAGCGTTACCTCTGGCAAAGCTCGGCGCAGGTTGCTGCAGGAACGGGTCAAGCCGGAAATCTGGGAGCGCACGCATCACGAACGACGGCTTTACCCCCGTCTGGAACGTAGGCCGCATAAATTTGGCATGCTTGTTAGCTGTTGGATCACCTAGGTACGAGTATGCACCGAATGCATATCCTTCGATAGGATCACCGCCAGTGCCATCACGAAGCACATTGTCAGTAGAACCAGCAACCGTAAGCACCCGGCCGTCATCCGTTCCCATGTACATCGCACGATCAATGCTCTTGATCGTACGCACTGGCCAGTCCCATTTACCCCATGCCCCGGTGAGAGCGTTCATCACCAACTGAATCTTCTTCTCGTTAACCCAGTCATAGATGTTTATGATTACAGCCGTCACGTTGGGGTGAAAATTGACTTCAACCGGGTATGGCTGAGTAGTGGGACGCGTAAGCTGGTTAACCGTGCGAGAGATACGCCGAGTCATTACGCTGGAGTACATAACCTGATCGATAGAGCCCTGCACCAAAGTGGAGAGCGGAAGCAGGCCACGCCGGGTCAGCATAATTACGTCGCCGCCATAGTCAGCTGTGGAGCGAGGCCCGAGAGGAGCTCCGACATAATAAATGGAATCCAGCTGCCAGTCAGCAGCATTGGACGGATCATTGCCGGAATAGGAAGCGATTTCGCCCGCTGTCGTGATGAACAGGATACGGTCATCCAAACCTTCGCCAGTGTCAACCGACCAGCGTTCGATGGCATTCAACCGGCCGCCGCGCTTAAACATGCTACCAAGAAAGAATGGTTTGGCCTCGCCACCGACCGAGTCAATAGGCAGGTACCATGCGGTCATGGAGCCAGCGGTAAGGAACCACAGACGAGCCTTGTGTACCATAACGCTAGTGAACGCGTTAGGGTTGACACCTTTGATTTCGCCGGGGGCGGCTGGCGTAGTCACTTGCGTGAAGTCAATCCATGTCGTACCATTCCACAGGACAGACTGTTGGCCGTTAACGGCGACCAAAAAGTGGCCAGCGGTAGTAGAAAAATTGACATATTCATACTGCCCGTTGGTAGAAGCTTTGACGGGGGCTGGAGCATCTACAGAAGTGTTAATAAAGTAGATTCCCGCGTCGGTGGCAGCGTATATTTGGAAGTTACCGTTTAGAGCATGGTACTCCATGATGGTCTTAACAGGCAGGGTCAAGCCGGTAATATGTTCACGGTATCCTGACCGGATATTCAACGACCCCGTATCCGGGAAGAAGTTCATGCAGTCAATCATGAACTCATCGCCCATCACAGCCAGCCCATCAAGATCGTTAATCCCGCCCACTGGCGCGGGCATGGATTGCGCCTGACTGACTTGCGGTTTTGGCTGTCGGAGTCCGTACATTATACGTTCCAGCTACCATCCGGCACATTTTGGCCAGATATGTAAAGGTAATCCCACCGGGAGTCCAAAGAGATAACCGGAGCTCCAGCGGACTGGGCCTTTTCCGCCTCAACCATGAACGCGAGTTGGTTGCCTAGATCGGTGGCATCCATACCCTTCGCGTTCCATAGCTTGAACTTGCAGCCGCAGACCATCAGGAACTGATCAAACACAGGCTCGTCAAGGTCATTTTCCACCTTGTCCTTGTACAGGTCCACCACCGGGTCATAGACCCAGTTGCGGGAAATATAGAAAAAGTTGATCGTTTCGCCGAGCGAGGGAGTCGGGAATACATGGAACTTGTTCCGAAGTATCCGATAGCGATAGTACACGCCAACCGAAACGATCCCGAACTGTATCCATGACCAGCCCTGCGGGGACATAGGGCCAAACATGGGACGTCGGTTAGCGGAAGACCACTGGGTCTGATTGACGATTCGACCAAAGTCCGGGGGAAGATCGAACTCAGAGGTCACTCCGTCCCCTGCAAATGTGGCAATCTTTTCAAGGAACTGCCAATCGTGCGACTTGACCAGCTGAGTGCCCATCATGTTGACCAGACCGAGCAGCTGAAACCCGGTCTGGTCATCGAGCGGAGAAATAACCGTTGGGGCCTGCGGCAGCCCAAGCTCCTGCAATGCTTGATTTACAATTGTCAATGCATCAGCTTGGACGGCCATGGGTTATTTCCCCTTCTTCAGACTGGCAATCAACGCTGCCTGGTCCGCGATGGTCTTCTCCAGCGTTTCCAGACGGTTCTTCAGTTCGTCGTTTGCCTTCTGCATTTCAAGGAACGGGGCCGCCTTTTCGGCCCGCTCTGCCATCAGCTTCGCACGTGCCTTCAGCTTGAACAGGCCGGGGATGCGGGTGCACACGTCATCGCCCACGGCCGCCAGCTGTTCCAGCGTGCGAATCCGCAGGTACGAGAGCTCCTCGACCTGAGAACGAGTGATCCAGGGCGCTTCCACCAGCGGAGTCCCATCACCGATTTGCTCAGCTTCCCCGCTCTTGAACTCGCGGTAAGCCAGCTTAAACCGGTTCTTGTCCATATCTGTAACAGGCCGGTGAACGATGTTTGTCTGATTGCCGGGGGTGCGAATCTCGATATACTCCTTGTCGTTGTAGATCGGTCGGCCTTCCTTGTCCGACTCCGCATCGTTCAGGACCGGGCGAATGTAGAACTTGACATAGACGGACTTATCGGCCGCCTCCCGGGAGTTGAAATCACCTACATCAAAATCTGCGGTTTGCATGGGGCTGCTCCTATCCAATGAGGCCTCGCTCTATGAGAGCAACGAGGGTGACGATTGCCAGTCCGAGCCAACCCAAATGCACGCGCGGGCTCAGAGCGACATTGAACGCTGCCAGAATCAGGCAGAGAAGGGCGATGATCAGCAGGACAGTGACGGTAATGGTCATTTCAGTATCCTCAGAGTTTGGCCTGCAGGTATGCCTCTACCTGTTGGACCGTTGGGATTGGAGTTGCGGCTCCCCTGACTATTAATTCTGTCATCTGTCCCTGATAGGATAAACCGGTACCGCCACGACGCCCCACAAACACCGGGTAGGAAAGGTATGGCCCTGTGCCCTGAGCACCAGCACCGGGAGCACCTACACCAGCCACCCGCAAATCAGATATGGGCGCAACAATGTCACCGATACCTGTTAAAACTGCATTAACTGGAGCCGGATAACCCGCCACCGTCCGTGTGACAGCAGCAGTGCCTCGCGAGCGCCAGAAAAAGTTCGGTTGCCCAGCAGCCGAAGGAGCGGACAAAGCAAACGTGCCATTGTTGGTAGCGCTAGTGAGTGAAAGCTCAATGATCGTGCCCGTAGAAACGTCAGTCAGCTTCCGCACAGCAGCGAACACGGTCACTTGGCTAGAGGCAAGGTCCAAAGGATTAGAAGTCATCCATTGGTCAACGCCGTTAAACTCTAGGCAATTGTGACCAGTCGCGCTAAGCCCCAACGTAGGCCGGAAACCTGCCGTGGGCTGTATCAGGGAGAAGCCGTTGGGCGACTTGTCGTTTATCCGCCCTACGGACTGCCCAACAGACGTAACAGGAATCGTACCCGCAGAATCCTGGAAAAGGGTCGAAAGATCGTCCGGTAGAAACCAAAAGCCCTTCTCCCCCAGAGCGAACAAAAGATCGTTAGGAAGATTGGTAGCGGGTGGAGTAGGTACACTGACCGAAGTCCAATACTGCAACATGCGGTCATTGATAGTGCCAGTCAGGCCGGGGAAATCGAGGAATGAAGCATCCTGCGTACCGGCCTGCAAATCGTACCATTGCTTCTGCGCATCGTTGAAGTTTGTCGCAGTGGCACCATTGGCACGATAATAGGCAAGAAGGCCGTCCATTACAGTCGGCCCCCCTGTGCCTTGCATCTGCAGATCATTCAGCGTACCGGCCATTTACGTGATCGCCGCAGAAGCCGTCGTGCTTGAGCCAAACGCCGAGTCGGTGGCAACCATTGCCGCTTCCGTCCGATTGACAAAGCCGGTTTCGATGGCCGCGCCAATCGCCACAGCACCAGCAGCCGTCACCATCTTGACCGGGAAGCCGGTGAACGCGGGACCAGCACCAGCATCACGCGAGGAACCTGCGCCCCAGCCCAGAAGGGGCTGAACGGCGTATGGGGACACCGTTGACACACCAAGCCCGGTATTGCCGGGACCCGGGGTGATGATGCTCCTGCCGCCGCCGATTGCAAGGAGACGTGCATCTGGAGCCAGTCCAGTTGGAAAAGCAACGGTAACTGCGGGCAGGTTAACGCCGGGGGTGTAGTCGTCGTTATAGCCCTTGTTCTTGATCGCCTGCACAGCGGTCGCGGGAGCCGTACCGCTTGACACATTGATGCGGGGAGTCGCGTTGAAACCGATTCCGGTGCTCAGAGCACCTGTGGAGAAGTTACCGGCCTGATCCTTGTCAAAAGGCGAGCCCTTGGGCCCGCTAAAGGGGCTCATCATCACGAACTTGCCATCAGAGGGATTGGCCGGGACGACGGTGGCACCAGCCATATTGCGAGCGGGCATTGTAGTATCCTCCGGCAGTTGAAATATGGTGGTCTTTATTTATACTGGCGGCCACCAACCAGCTGAGCGCGCCCCCGCGCTTGCTAGACAGGTTCGTTTCCGCCGAACGGAACCTCACCTGACTTATAGGGCTTGCCCGTTGCAGGGTCAATCGGGGTGCCCTCAGGGGGCCTTTCCTCTGACTTGGAATCCTTCTTGGGAAGGCTCAGAGGCTCTTTGCCTTTGTCGGTCATGACCGCTGCTCCTTACGGGTTCACGTCGAGGCGGCCTTGGAACTGCGCGCCACACGTGGTCAGGTTGCCCGCCCAAGCCAGAATCTGCACTTCGGCGTCTTGGTTGATGGAATACCGCTTGTTGGGGCTCAGCGGGACGAAGTTACGCGCGCTGTGCGGACGGAACTTGATGTAGTCCGTGTTCAGCATGAACGCTGTGCCAGCGGGGCAGAAGCCGCCGATACCGCCATCCAGTACCACGTCGGCATCCATGTACTTGATCGTCGGGAAGCCGAGTTGGCCGGTTTCGGCCTGCGTGAAGCGCTGTTGCGCCTGCAGCGAAGCCAAATAGGCGGTCCAAGAGACGTTGTCCATTACGACTAGGTCGGGGCGGTCAGCGCCACGTACCAGCTGCGCCCAGAGCGCATTCAGGTCGGCTTGGATGGTCGTTGTAGCGGCCACGTTGCGAATCTTGGACCGCCAGAAGGTCCAAGCGACTCGGTCGATACCACCATAGGTACCGGTGGTCGGATCGAACGGAACAGCGGCGTTGAGGCCGGTGATTTCCTTACCGCCGGAACCCGTACCGTCGGAATAGATGCCGCCCGCGACGAGGTTCTTCATCGTGGATTCCGCAACGTCGATGCGGGCGGCGAGCAGATCAATCATCTGCTCAGGACCGGCGTTCTGCAGCATTTCCAGACCGGAAATGACCACAGGGCACGCCGCTTGCTTGATATCGAACTGAGCGGCTGAGAGGACGTCCTGCGCGGCGACCGGCAGCAGGTCATACCCGCTGTACCAACCGGCGTTGCCATTCTCGGCGAAGGAGAGCTCTTCATAGATCAGACGGCCGCCGCTGAAAGTGCGGGTCTTTCCCTTCTGCGAGAGCCGCATCAGTAGGGCGTTGTTCTTGGTCACGTTATCCGCGATCTTCTTTGAGCGATGCTCGATCGTGGTGGTGATGATATCACTTACATTCGGGAAGGCCATGGCAGTTCTCCAGAGAAAGGTTTACACACTTTCAAAGCCGGAGGTCAGCTCCCCGATGCGCAGCTATGCGGTGTCCACAGCCGCGCCCGAGCTTTTAGTATAGCACACCCCGAGCTCGCCGTCAAGATTTTCAAGTCCTGCCGGAATTCGCGACCCAAGCCCTCTTCACGGCCTCATGAATATCGTCCGTGTCACCGATGCCTTCGCCACCGAACTCCAAAGGAGCTTGGCCGGGCGGAACGATTTGCGCCGCTGCTTGCTGCCTCTGCTGGAGTACACTGGTCTGGGAAATACCGCTCTGGGCTTGGGCTTGAGCCTGGATGAAGTACGGCCGAACCTGCGGATTGCGCCAGCAGGCCAAATCGTACGCGTCTTGGTAGTCCTCAGCCATCCCGTTCTCAATCAGATCGGCCATGTCCTCACGAACATATTCCAGGTATTCATGCCCCGGCTGGGAAGAGAATTGCACCAGTTCAGTCTCTGCCGCCGAATCCTCGATTTGAGTCCTCCATGCCCGCTGTTCTTCAAGCTCCTGCTGGATATGCGGAGGAATAGGCGCGGGGGTCTGGTGATGCAGGTGGGACTGCTGCATCAACTCGTCCAGCTTGCCGCCAAGTGCCTCGTTGAGCGCATTACGGAGAGGAACACCGTAGGTATCGCCCAAGGAGATTAGCATGGTCATTTTTTGGGCCGGATTGCCCAGCCGGAGGGTCTGCTCAACCCCAACCATACTCTTGATATATTGCCGAGGGTCCTCTTGGATATGCTGGAAATATTGGTTAAATTGCGCAACGGCGTTGTAAATCTCCCCCATGGGCTCGTAATGCTGCTGGAGCTTCTGGACGCCATACGCAGTAGCCTGTTCGCGCCTCGTGATTTCCTCGCGAATATCCGGAGGTATCGCGTTCCACTTGGCCTTCATTTCCGGCCGCCAGCCAGCCGGGGGCTTGGCCGGATCGAACGTCGGCTCTTCCTCCTCCTCCTCTTTGGGCTGTCCGAGACCCTTCGCGACAGGCGGGAGGGGGGCCGGAGCAGGCGGAGGTGTCCCGGAATCCGCCTGACGCGGCAGGAACTTGCCGTCCGGCCCCCTTTGGGGCCCCTTGCCGGGTTCCGGGTCCGGAGTAACCGGCGGAAGAACCTCGGAAGGCGGTGAACCAAACTCGCCGAAGTCGTCTTGACCTTCAGAAGATTGTTGCTGCGACTGACCGGCTCTGGATGACTCCAACGCGGCCTTAATGTCGTCTTGGATATTGTCAGGCATCTGGAAGTTCCTCTATCTCTGGGGCGGGGGTCGGGGTATAGCCTTCTTCGAGCTTTTGGATGGCCTTGTGCATATCCTTCTTCAGATCATAAGTCCGTTCTGAAACAGGATCGTTGTGTAAATCCTTATTCGTGAAACTCTTGACCTGTTCTTCGGTATATCCTTCGTGCAACTGGACCACCTGATTACGTTTGTTATGCTCCGAGAGCTCCCGGGAGTTGGATATGAATGATCCATCCACCGGGGACCAAAAGGGCGTGAAAGTCTTAGTAAATAGGCGCGGGGGCGTTATGACACGTTGCATGGCTGCGCCACACCCTAAGCACTGGCAGCCGGATTCCTGGATATACTCAGACAGCCGACAGACCCGCTCGTAGGACATTCCACACTCTGGACAATGGTATGGATAGATCATGGCTAGTACTTCGCTGATCCTGGATTGCGGCGGCGAAGCGCACGAGACTTTGAATCGGACTTATGCGCCTCGAACTTTTGGCCGACGGACTGCGGGATACCCACTTTCGACGCGAACTCAGGATTATGGGCCACCGCTTGCATCAGCTTCTTTTGTTTTTCGGACTTATACGGCATTTCCTCCTCCCGGTTTGGTTGGCTTCGGCGGTGGTTGAGTGGCTAGCTTGAACGCTGTCTCAGCGCCTTGGGTCTCCAGACGCTGTTCGGACTCCTTCGCATCCTGAATTCGCTCCTGAACGAACCGGGCTTCATTCTGCTGGGCTTCCATTTGGGTGTGCGCCGCCTCTGACTGCATTTCCAGCTGCGCCATTTCGCGCTTATGCTGCATTTCCATGGCGTACATCTGCGTCTTGTGCTGCATTTCAAGCGTAAACTTGCGCTCCATGAACTGTAGCTCGGCCTGGGATTCCTGCTGCTTGATCGCCGATTCCTGCTGACGCGCTTGAATCTTGGCTTCCGACTCCGCCTTGGAGGCTTCGGCCTTGATCTGTTCCGGCGACGGCTCTGGCGGCTGTTGTGCCTTCTGCTCTTGCATCTGTTGCATCTGCAGGATGGCGGCGTCCAATGCGCCTTCAAGCTCGCTGGCACCCTTGAAGCCCACTGAAGCGAACTTCAGAATCTGGGCCAAAAGAGTCCCGATTTGCGGCATCTGTTCCATGGCCGGGACCGCAGACTGAATCATCTGGCTGACGACTCCGACATACTCCATACGCTGCTTCTGCTCCAATCCCCAGTCCGCCTGAGTCAACGAGTCGGTCTGGATATCGATGCTGTACTTCGAAGTGAAGTCATCGTGGAGGATTTGGAGGGCCGCTGGAACATGGGGCTGGTCATCCATAGGCAGTTGACCGCACACTTGGCTCAGCTTTTGGGGCGAGTACATCTGGACCATCAACTCACCCATGATCCGGAGCGTGTCGCGGACGAAGAACGACACGTCCCGCTGGAATGCGTTCATCCGGACACTGGCAAACTGGGCCTTGATTTCTTGCGCAGACGCCGTTTCATACTGGTTCGTGCTGCCACGAACGATATCCGCCATGCCGGTGACTTCAAACAACTGGTTCTTGATGAACTCGTAGGTTCCAGTCAGCTGTTGCAGCACGCCGGTAATGGTCTCGACCGGGTACCAGCTGATCGAGCCTTGCACGCCACCTTTCTCGGCGAACATAGCCCAGTTGTCGACAGGGATCAGCTTGTTCTCAGTACCGTCCAGCATCCTTCCGATGGCTGGCTGGGCTGAGTCATAGCAACCGGCGACCCGGACCGCCTCAACGATAAGGTTGATGCGGGCATAGAGGATATCCAGTTCCATGTACTGGTCCTGCGCGATATAGTAATCTGGAATCGGCAGGAACTTGTTGGTCGGCGCTGAGGCTGTCAGCGGCTTCGGGCATGGGAAGAAGTTGGTCAGCTTGTAGGGGTCTTTGAACCGCTCCAAGACCTCACCGGTCTTTGTCATGAACAGGACTTCTTTCTTCTTTTTGTCCCACATTTGGATGATGCAGACTTTTCCTTCGCTGATGGTTTCGATAGCAACACCACCTGATGCATACCCGCCTTTTGAGGGAGCGACTGAAAGAGCTTTTTCGCCCCATTTTTCTTTCGCCTCTTCCTTGTCGATGTGGAGGATTCGTCCCGCCCACGTGACTTGCTCCCACGTTCTTTGCGGTTCATAAATAAAGTCCTTCCAGTAGACCGTATCGATGGTGATTTCTTCCGGCTTGCCGTTAGCCGGCGGAATGAACGTAACCCAAAGGGTACCGAGTCCTGGAACGAGTCGGTCGAGGATTGCGGCCTTCACAGCCGGGTCGAAGTACTTGGCGCAATGAATCTCGTAGGTCAAACCGCGTTGCATGATAGCAGCAGCGACCCGGGACGGTTCATTCTCAGTTTCGCCCTTGTGCAGGCGGGAGACGTCCGGCTTCGGGAGGCTATTGTACAGGCTCTCCTTGATCACCGTGGTATTGCTGTAGAACATGTTGACCTTCTTGATGCCGGTGTCACCCAGCATGGAAGGTCTGCCACTGGCTTCAGCTTCCCGGTCGTCGGCGTAGCGGGCCTCGATGTTGCTACCGCGCTCGTGGAACTTCTCCGAAAACTTAGTCCAGGCTTGGAGACGCTTCGGCCATGGGTTCTTTTCGTCTTTCTTGGTCTCAGTGTTGGCCATCACACTCTCCTGTAATTGAGCCTGGAATCACGGTCCTTGAATAGGTTCTCAAGGTTGAGGGCGCGACCGAGCGGGGTTTGGATGTAGTCACCTTTCGGTTTGGCGTGTCGCCGAGCTCGCGACATTATTTCCACCACGTTTTCCGATAGTGCGAACATCCGGAATGCATCTGCACCGTGGCTATGGTAGTCATGGCGTGGCGTCAACGCAAATGTCTTCGTCTTCTCGTCGTAATCATACATATACTCGGCCAAATGCTCCAAACCGAGCCTGACCGACGGATTACCGACATTGAAGTAGACGTACGGAAGGATTGCCCTTACCGCGTTGATCCCCTGCGAGACCGATATGTTCGGAACAACATATGGTACGAGTTTGGCAGCAAGGAATCTTTCGTAGGGCGAGTACTTGGTTGCGAAGGTTTTTGCCTTAGCGTCGTGTGGAAGCGCGACTGTGCCATAAACGTATGGATATTCGTAGAACCGCTCGAGCCATGAGTCAACATCGCCCCCAGTACCTTCCACGTAATCGATGATATGGATTTCGTCACGGATGATCTGGTAAAACCAAATAGCTGTAGCATCGCGGCGTCCTATGTCCCAAGCTGTGAAGACCAGCTGGTCGAGTTGGGGTTCAAAGATGATCTGATTGGTGGGCGCCAAAGCGTTAAGCTGACGTCCGTAAATCGATCCATGGTTGATGCCTTCCCACGAACAGTAGTATTCCTGCTCAATGACTTCGTCGGGGACTCCCTCCCGGCGCTCTGCTTCAATTATTTCCGGACTTATGATGTGTGTGCCGTCCTCCCGGAATGTATCTCGTACCGTCTTTAGGCTCGTGAACCAGTCCGGCGAGGTTTCTGCCATTTTATACATGGTGTACGCATGGTTCTTTCCGCGCGGCGTGGTGATGAACATGGCAAATCCGCCGTTCTCAGCCAAAATGGGACGGATGAAGTTCCAGGCGGAGGGGTCAGCGAGGGCCCATTCCGAGAAGACGACTCCGAGCGGGTTTGTTCCCACTAGGGCGTCGTAGTTGTCGGAACCTACTACTTGGTATACGCTGTTGTTTTGGAGTTTCAGCAGCATATCGGATTCGTTGACACTCCCGATCAGTTCTCGGGGGAATCCTTGGTAGATCATGCGGCGACCGTTGCCGTCTACGCCGTTCCAGACCACTTTCCGGCCTTGGTTCAGCGTCGGAAGGAGGTGCCAGTATGTCCCTACTCGCATCTGGCTTGCTACCGCCAGTGTATTTAGCGCGCAGCTGTCTTTTCCTGCTCGTCTATGCCAAACTGGCATGGCGCGTTTCCGAGTAGGGAATTCCCCGCCCGCAAACATGTAGTTCATCAGTTCACGCTGATGCTGTCGCGCTGTCCATTGGTGCGGAAGATTGATGCCTACGCTAGGCATCTTCTACGTCCCTATCAATCACGACGGAAGGTGGCGGCAAGACACCCATAGCTCCGAAGTTGATTTGGACGTGGACGCCATTGAGCTTTTTCTGGTCGTCGTTGCCGCCGAAGTGTTTGAGGATGCTTGTAACTTCCGTACTGTGGAACTTCTTGGCACTGAAGGCATTCCCAGATTTGTCTACCAAAGGGACAGGCTCTTCCCCTAGTAGTTGGGGCCATATTTTTAATATCTGCCCTTCTACCCATTGCTCATTTACGAGTTTGTGCTGCAGCACTTCGGCCTGTAGATCGGATATGAAAGCTCGGACCACCGGATCGTTGTACATTCGCCGAATATCTGTCATCGGCAGCTTGAATTGTTTCGCCAAAGCGTCGAGGGTAGAGCCGGTAACAACAAACTCCATCCCGAACTGCCGTTCCATCGGCGTTAGGACAACGAACCCGCCCTCGCGCGCGCTGACTGGGTCGCGTTTGCCAAAATGCGAGAGAACCAACGAATGTGTCATGGCCGATCTAGTGCCTCATGGAAGCGCTGCGTTCGCTGACGATCGATATGATGGAGGAGCGCGACAACATCTCTTAAGAGAGTCGGATTGGTGGCCGCCAAACGAGCAGGTAAAAGAGTGTAGAACACCATGCTGGATGGGATGACTAGGGGGGCCTCATCCAAAGAGATTGCAGAAGGATAGCGAGATACGCCCATGGCGAAAGTATAGCACACCCGAGCCCGCCCGTCAAGATAAGGAAACGCGCGGGCGCGCGCACAAGGGAACAGGATGGTGAACGCGTAG